TTTTTTATTTAATCCCAATGTACACGCTTTAGGTAATAGGCACGCCCCGCGCATGTGTATATCATTTTCACGAATGATAACCGCAGTCCTAAAGGATTGCGAACACCGGCAAGCCCTACCGTGACAGGGGCAAACACAGTTGGAGCGACCAACTCAAAAAGCGTAGTGAAAGGATACAAACAGTATGAAGCGCGAGGATTTGAAAGCACTGAATTTGGAAGATGCCGCCATTGATGCAATTATGGCATTGCACGGAAAGAGCACCGAAGCTCTGAAAAGCAATCTCACCACGGCGCAAAGCGAAACAGACACGCTCAGGAATCAACTCAAAGAAGCCAACACGCAAATTGAAGGCTTCAAGGGCATGAAGAAACCCGAGGAAGTTGACGCCGCCGTCAATGAGTGGAAAACCAAATTTGAACAAGCCGAGAAAGAATACAGTGCAAAACTTGTCTCAATGGATTTTGATAAAGATTTTGGCGTTGCGCTTACGGGTGCAAAAGTCAAATACAGCAATGAAGTCAAATCCAGACTTGACCTTGAATCTCTCAAAGATGCAAACGGCAAATTTATTGCTGAACGCTTCAATGAACAGATCACCAAAATCAAATCCGAAGCCGCCGATTTGTTTGAATCCAATGAACCCGCCCCAAAGATTGTCACGGGCGGCAACAATCCAAAAACAACTGTACCCGATGCACTCGAAGCAGCAATGTTCAAAGGCGCGGGTATCAAACCACCTGAAGGATAAAAGGTAATGTCCACTTCAATCTCTCTCGTAAGTAAATTTCTTGCATTGATCGATGCGGTTTACAAGCTGGAAAGCAAAACCGCCATGCTTGACGCTCTCACCCAATCCCCCGATTTCTTGGGTGCCAATGAAGTCAAGGTTATGAAATTGTCCGCCGTCGGCTTGGGCAATTATTCCCGCACTACGGGCTACCCCTCTGGCGACATCACCGCCGCTTGGGAAACCATGCAGCTTGCAGCCGAGCGCGGGCGTGCGTTTACTCTTGACCGCATGGACAATGAAGAATCTCTCGGCTTGGTTCTCGGCAACCTCATGCGCGAATGGATGCGCGTGTATGTCGGTCCCGAAATTGACGCGTACCGCTTTGCCAAGTACGCTGCCAATGCTGGCAACTATGCCAGTGATGCGACCCTTTCTACCGCCTCTGGCGTTTTGGCTGCTATCGATGCCGCCAATCTCGCACTGAATGAAGATGAAGTGCCTGAGGAAGGGCGCAAGCTGTTCATCACCTACACCCTGTACGAACTCTTGAAGGGTGCTATGACCCGCACTTGGAGCAATGAACCCGCTCTCAATCGCGCCGTCAAATTTCTTGAACAGACCGAGATCATCCCCGTGCCCCAGGCACGCTTTTTCACCCAGATTTCTTTGAACGCGGGTGCAACCAGTGACGCGGGCGGCTTCAGCAAACACGGCTCTGGCAAGGATATGAATTTCTTGCTTTTGCACCCCTCCGCTGTCATTCAGCCGATCAAGCTGAATCAGGTTAAGTACTTCGCTCCTGAAGTCAACCAACTGAGTGACGGTCATCTGTGGCAGTACCGCCTGTACCATGACGCGTTTGTCCCTGACAACAAAGTCAACGGTATCTATCGCCACAACAAGGCTTCATAGGTGGTGTGAAATGTTTCTCACCAAAGATGGTGTGACCTTTGAAGTCACACATCCGAGCGAAATTTCTCGCCTGAAACGCGCCGGTTACAAGGAAGAAAGACCGGTAGCGCTTGAATCGCCTGAAACGCCTGCTGCACCGGTGGAAGTCAAGCCGGATGGAAAGAAAACCACCAAAAAGGATGGTGAATAATGACGCTCAAACCCGTATCCTCGGGCGGTATGCTCAAAGATGTCAATGACAACTTTGCCGACATCATGCCGCTTGGCAGCAATATCGGTCTTGGTGTGTTGCGTGTGGCGCGGTTTGAATTTGACACTGCTGGGGAAGATAGCGCCGGTGCGTCCAACACCACTGTTGCCGCTCATGGCACTGGCGTAACCCTCCCGATTCATGCAATTGTTGTCGGTGGTTTTGTGGATGTGAACACCCCGTTCACTTCACAGAACACAAACAACGGCACAATTGCAATCAAGGTCGAAGGCGCAAATGACATCATTTCAGCCGCCGCCGTGAGTGGTTCCCCGTATTCCACGATTGGACGTAAGGCGATTGTGCCAAAAGCCAACACGCCTGAATCAACCAGCGTGAAATGCACCGCTGCACGTGAGATCACCTGTACCGTGGGCACTTCCATCCTGACCGCTGGAAAACTCACCGGTTACATTTACTACGTTGAAGGCGTTGCCTCCGCGTAACCTTTGAAATTAGCCTCAGCATGTCATACGCAAACTACACCCACTACAGTACTGTGTTTCTTGGCAATGCCATTGCTGAGGCTGATTTTCCCCGCTTGGCTTTACTGGCGTCGGCACATATTGACAACATCACGTTTAACCGCGCCGCTGCAATCATCACCGCAGACGATCCCGAAGCCGATGTTACTGCAATCAAAAACGCCACATGCGCAGTTGCCGAGGAAATCCAACGGCAGGAAAGCGCCGATAATGTTGACGGCGTTACTTCCGAGTCACAGGGTAGGTACTCAGTAGCCTATAGTGCCAACTCCAACAGATCCCGCACCAATCAGCAAAAGATTGAAGATGCTGCAAAGTTGTGGCTTAACTCCACGGCGTTGATGTTCCCTGGCTTTTCCTACGGCGAATACGGAACCGAAAACAGCGATGATACCTAATGGGCACATCACGATTTACAACCGGTATTTTGTCAGCCGTGTGGAAACCTATCAACGCACAGTCATTAAGAATGTTGTGTGGGAAGCGACCAAGGCAGTAAGCGGACGGTCAACCGGTGTACTGGCGTCCAACGTGGCAACCGTTTTCATTCCCATGGCAAGAGGCGCGGATTATCTGAAGCCGAAAGCATGGCAGGCAGCGAGATCCGGCAAATGGACTTTGCAAGAGGGTGATGTTATTGTGCGCGGTGAGGCAACAGACAATATCACTACTGAGTACACCATTACCAGCTTGCGTGCCGAATACGAGGACGTTGTAACTATCACATCCGTTGATGCTATGGACCAAGGCTCGCCCAATGTCCAGCATTGGGAAGTTGGCTGTAAATGAGTAGTCACATTCAGATCGAAACACCACGCGGCGCGGTAGTGCTTAATGCCAATGGCAAGGCTGAGTTGAAATTCAAATCCAACTTTGCCCCGCGATGGACAAAAAAATACACCGCTGCACAAAAGTTTGTTGATTCCGAGGTGTTGCGATACTCAGAACCATTTACACCGTTGCTCACGGGCACGATGATTAAGTCCGGTATTCTGGGCACGGTCATTGGCAGTGGTACGGTGTCATGGATTACACCCTATGCAAAGCGTCAATATTATCGCGGGCGTAGACCTGGCACTCAGCAAGCGGGTCCATTGCGCGGGCGGTATTGGTTTGAACGCATGAAAGCCGTGCGCGGTGAAACCATTGTCAAGGATGCCAAGAAATTTGCAGGTGATAGGCAATGAGCATAATTAGCGCCATTCAAACGTACATCAAGACTTATAGCTCATTGGTAACAAACGCGCCGGTGTGGGTTGACTACATTGGCAAAGACCCTACTCAGTATGCGATTTCACCGTTACCAGGTGCGCGAATTGTTGAAACCTATCTTGACAATAGCACCACGCGAGAGTTTCCATTTGCATTTGAGTTGGTTGAATTTACCAGTGACGATGCGACCCGCCTTGAAAATCTTGGCTTTTTTGAAACCTTTGCAGAGTGGCTTGAAACTCAAACAAAGGCAGGAACATTGCCGACATTAGCCACAGGGAAAACACCTGAAAAAATCGAAGCACTCGGATGGGGATACCTTTTAGATGAAGGTGAATCCGGTACGGGTGTGTATCAAATCCAATGCAAGTTAACCTACTCCCAAGTAGCACCATAGGAGGCATATGCCTAGCACAACTATTAAGTATTTTTCGTATGAACATCTACCGCCGAAACTGCAAGAGGTTTCAAAGCCCATGGCAGAGTTGGCAAAGTTGATGGAAGAGATGCTACCTGATGGACCCGAAAAATCCGCTGGTATGCGTAAACTTTTGGAGGCAAAGGATTGTTTTGTCCGCGCCTCTCTTGAGAAAGCGAGTGAATAACCATGGCTGAAACAAAAATCAAAAGAAGTAAGTTTGCTCTTTTCATTGACACCACGCCTGCAAGCACCCCAACTTGGTCATTGATCGGCAC